CAGGTTCTTATACCAGTGCTGATATAACTGTTGATGCACAAGGTAGAATAACTGCTGCTTCAGCTGGTACAGCAGGCCCGACTGGTCCGACAGGACCGGCTGGACCGGCAGGTCCAACTGGACCAACTGGACCGGCTTCGACTGTAGCAGGTCCAACAGGAGCGACAGGACCATTAGGACCAGCAGGTCCGACAGGTCCATCAGGTGGTACAGGTAGTGTAGGTCAAACGGGACCAGCAGGTCCGACGGGTCCTACAGGTCCGACTGGACCGACAGGACCAGCAGGTCCGGCAGGTGGACCAACAGGTCCTACAGGGCCAACTGGACCTACAGGTCCGGCTTCAACTGTAGCAGGTCCGACTGGTCCAACTGGACCGACAGGCCCTACGGGACCGAGTGGTGCTGCGGCAACAATTGCAGTAGGTAGTACATCTACAGGAAGTGCAGGTTCTAATGCGTCTGTAGCTAACTCTGGATCATCTAGTGCAGCTACATTTGATTTTACTATTCCTCAAGGTGCAACAGGACCAGCAGGCCCGACTGGACCAACCGGTTCAACGGGAAGTACAGGACCGACTGGACCGACAGGTCCGACTGGTCCAGCAGGTGGTCCTCCGGGACCAGCAGGGCCAGCAGGGCCAACAGGTCCAACAGGACCAGCAGGTCCAGCAGGCGGCCCTACCGGCCCTACAGGTCCAACTGGTCCTACAGGACCGGCTGGAGCAGATTCAACCGTAGCAGGGCCTACGGGACCCACGGGACCAACAGGACCCACGGGACCGACAGGTCCAGCAGCGACTATTGCTGACGGAAGTATTACAACTGCAAAAATAGCAGATTCTACTAACGTCTCGACTGGAGTTACAACAGCAAAGATAGCTAACGATGCAGTTACGGCTGCAAAACTAGCTAATAATACGATAGAAACTGATAAAATACAAAGTGCAGCGGTTACTACAGCTAAAATAGCTGATGATGCAGTTACAACAGCAAAAATAGCCGACGGTAATATCACTACAGCTAAGATAGCAAATGATGCAATTACTTCAACCAAACTTGGACCAGCATGTGTAGATACTAACGCAATGGGTACTGGGGCAGTTATTAGAGTTTCTATAGCAGATTTGGCTGTTTCTACAGCTAAGATAGCAGATGATGCAGTTACTGCTGCTAAAATTTTAGATGGTACGGTTGCTACTTCATCTCTAGCTAATGATGCCGTAACAGTAGATAAAATAAATTTAGTATCAACATCTTCTGTACCTAGTTTAGAGGCAAAAGGTGACGGTACTACAGATGGTTATATACAGTTTAATTGTTCACAAAATAGCCACGGTGTAAAACTTAAAGCACCTCCTCACAGTGCAGCTGCTTCTTATACTCTTGTACTTCCTAATACTGACGGAACAAGTGGACAAGTTTTAAAAACAGACGGGTCAGGTGCACTTGATTGGGTTAACCCTCAGAGTGGACCTACTGGACCGACAGGACCGGCTGGACCGACAGGACCACAGGGTCCGGCAGGTCCGACAGGAAATACTGGAAGTACAGGTCCTACTGGACCGTCTGGATCGAACGGATCGAACGGAGGACCCGGGCCTTCTGGACCTCCGGGGCCTTCTGGGCCTTCTGGAGGAACTGGTCCGACTGGCCCGACAGGTCCGACTGGACCAACTGGACCAACAGGTAATAGTTCTGGTGCAGCTAACGTATATACTGGAACTAGCATGAGACTTGTATACTCATCTAATAACAGTTTATATGATGCTGTACAGTATAGTACTTATCTACACACTGGTGGTTCGTCTGGTTCTAAGGGTGTTTACTTCAATGTTTCAGATGAGACTTTAAAAGAAAATATAACTAATACTACTTTTGACGCAGGTTCACTAATTAAAAACATGCGTTTTGTAGATTTTGATTGGAAAGAATCAGAAGGTGGTGGACATGTAGACTGCGGTATTATTGCACAAGAAGTAGAACAACTAAGTGGTGGTTCTCAGCTTGTATATCAACCAAAAGATCCTACAACAGATGAATTAGGAGTAAGACATGTAGTTCCTATAAACTTCATGACTGTATCAGCTAAGGCTATACAAGAGCTAATTACAAAAGTAGAAACCTTAGAAGCAAAAGTAGCCACATTAGAGGCTGGCTAAATGGAGATACCCACCTTACTCTTACCTGATGCTGTTGACTTTCCAAACTTTGAGTTTGAATTACCTATAGGAGAGATGCCACGGTATACTCCTTTGGTAGTTCCACCAAGTGATATAAGAGCTCCGAAAGGAGTTATACCAAAGACTACAAACAGTGCAGCAGCTAGTACCGGTCAAACACCGTCTGGCATTAATCAAGTTAATATACCTGTGGTAAATGTAAAACTGCCAGTACCAGAAAGTGAAATACTTATTACAGCTGGTACTACGGCAGTTATTTCTGTAGCAGCAACCCTTACAGCTACAGCAGCTTTTAAATGGGTTGTTACTGCTATGAAACCTATATTAAAAACAGCATGGAAAAAAATAAGTGGAAGAAAAAAACCTAAAACCTGACGAACCAAAAAAAGGTTTACTAACAAAATTAAAAGAAAATGTTGATGATCATGAAGAACAAATGCAGATCCTTGGTGCAATGGTACGCTTGGGTGTTGTTATTTGGTCAGGATTTATCATCACTTTAAACTATGTCGAGTTGCCGATGGTTAAAAAACCTTTAGGAGCATCATCGGATATCACTTTTGTCGCCAGCATTTTTACTGGAGCCCTAGCAACCTTCGGATTGTCTACAGGTAACAGTAAGAAGAATGGCAACCCTCAAACACAAACAAAACCTAAACAATGAAGAAATGGATTCTTCTCTTAGCTCTGTTGTCACCCGCAGCTGCAAGAGCAAACTCAATAACCCCAAACTTTACACAGGGGTCAATGAACTCAACGACAACAACTACCCAAACAGTCAAGGAAGTCATAAAAACACAAAAGTTCGGAACAGCCCTCAAGAGCTGGTCTGGAAGCAATGTCGAGCCTTCTGGAAACATTATAGCAGCAGATACAACATTCTCCGTCAAAGATGTAACCAAGCCTTGGAACATGGAACAAGTATCAAGAGCCGCCGGTCTAGTAGAGCAAATCGACACAACAATCGACTACACTATAAATACTACTACTACATCCTTATCAGTCTTCTCACAGTAAGTCCTGTTCTAGCAACAGAGACTGACCCAGAAGTCACGAATAACGCCAACCCGGTTGCAGCCGCGACAGGCAATGTTACCAACAGTGCGGTGCAGTTCCAGAACAATGGAGCACCATCACGACAGAACTATGGCAGTGGAATCTCATGTAATGGGGCGACTATGACTTTTTCGCCTTTTTATATGGGAAACCATATCAACCCATACTCTGAGAAAGAAAACATGGAAGGTCTATACCCCTCAAGTTATCAACTAAATGAGAACTGGGGATTTCAAGTTAACTTCATGGTTCCTCTTGACAGAAAAGGATTAGAGCAATGCAGACGTATTGCAGCAAGACAAGAGGAGAAGATGAGGTTAGATCATGAGCTGGTACGTGCTCTTAAATGTGCCGAACTACAACAGAAAGGATTTACTTTTAGACCTCAGACACGTGTTGCACATTTATGTTCAGACGTGGTTCCGATTCAAGCGTTGTTACCACCTAAACCACAGAAAAAGAAATTTTGGCAAAAATGAGTACATTATCAGAACAAATAGCAAATAAAGCAAAAGCTGAAAAAGCAAAAGCTGAAACTGCTAAAAAAGCAAAGAAAACTACTACGGAGTCTACATAACATGGCATCTGGTGCAAGTAAAGGAGCTAAAAAAGTTAAGATTTTTAATGACGGTGTCTTAGAAGGCGTAAACGTAGCTAACTACAGCATCGAAGATAAAAAGAATGTTATTAACTATCAAAAAAAACTAGACGCAGATCCTACATATAAAATGAAAGGATTTGAAAAAGATTCTATTATGAGACAATACGGGAAGAAAGTTTAATGGATGAACTAAAGAAACTACCTAGAAAAGCGACAGAAGAAACCTTTAATGAGCTACACTATCTTGTTACAGAGGACTTTCTACATAGAATAAAGAGTGGAGAAGCGACTACACAAGATTTAAAAGCAGCATGTGACTGGTTAAAAACCAATGACATAACAGGTGTTGCCTACGATGGTAGTCCTTTAGACAAACTCAATAAACTTCTACCTACCGTTGACCCTTCACTCGTTAAGAGGAAAGTATATGGCAAAAACTTCTGAATACTACAAGAAGAATCCAAAAGCTGCCGCTAAAAGGCGTAAGCAGCAGAAAAAATACAACAAAACTAAGAAAGGTCTGGAGATTAGAGTTAATGCAAACAAACTTAATAGAAAACTTGGCACATATGGCAACCGTGACGGGTTGGATGCCGCCCATTATAAGGGCAGTAAAACCAAGGGCAGAAAACAAAAGCCCTCTATTAACAGACGTAGCAGACTCAAAATCAACAAAT